TATCGAGTTTACGAATTGGGTTATAATATTGTTGAATAATTGGGTATTCATTTCTGAAGAATACCGCTTTTTTAGCACTACTTGCGGCGTGTAGTGTGTGTTCACATATAATCGTACCAAAAACACCGTTAAGGTGATTATCATCAGCGTCTTCAAGGTCCTTTTTTCCACGTTGTGAAAAATTGGTTTTAAGTTGTTCTATACCGATGTGTATACACTTTTGATCATCATCACTCGTGTTAATACTCGCAGCAAGTAATTGCACCTGGACAACATTTTCTAGAGGTTTTGGTAAATGAAGTGTAAATTCTGTGTTATCTGAACCATGATCCAAGTTATCAAGAATGACGGTATGGTGTTCATATTCGAAATCGGGTAAAGTGGATTGACTAGTCACTAAAGCCATTTATATATACTGGAGATTTTACTTCATCTTGTACCCCGCTTGTTCTCGAACAAGTTTTTGGCCGTCGCATACACCACCTTTACTGTCGGAATAGTATGCATCACCCAAACATTCTTGAGTCGATGGGATATCGAAGAGCGAACCCGTATTGACGGTTTCGATTTCGACATCTTTACCCTGGTATCCGCTGGTACGGAACATTGTGAGAACACACAATACTGCGATGATGATGACGATAGCTTTGATCGTGTTTCTGTTGGTGGCGTTAAGTTTCATTTATATTGAATCAACATTTTTTATAAAGTGCGTTAAAGAGATTAGAATAGTTTCAATATAAAGAGTAATAGTAATGGACGGTGAAATTATTCTTGATCGTAAAAATACGAATGTCATGAAACTTGATGATAATGAACAGGCCCTGATGAACGAAATTGAAATTGATGTTCCTCGACGTCAGCCTGTGAAAAAACAAATTTCTCAAATGAAAACACAATTTACAGCACCAAAACCACAAGTTTTTCAGGAAGATATTGATTCGTTTGCTAACCCAAATAAACAAGCACAACCATCTGTACCTCCACCAGAAGCACCACTTGATTATCACGAATATGACGATGAACCCGAGATGGACTACGGTGGTGGCGAGGGTGGATATATGATGGAGGAAGAGGAAGAAAAACCATCACCAGGTTTTAAGACGGTTGACGAAGAGAAAGCGGATCTCGTGAACAAACTTGGACGATTGGAAAAAAAGGGGTTTACTGTCAACAAACGTTTGAATGCTTATTCCCCTATAGACGAACTTAGAAACGAAGTAAAACGAATAACATATAGTATAGATGTAGACAAATCAATTAAGTTTTCGAGACGTATGCTTATTGCGTGTACTACAGGTCTTGAGTTTATGAATAAGAAATATAACCCATTCGAGATCCAACTTGACGGGTGGTCTGAAAACGTTATGGAAAACGTCGACGATTATGACGAAGTATTTGAAGAATTATACGTGAAATATAGATCTAAAATGCACGTCGCCCCAGAAATCAAATTGATTATGATGCTTGGAGGCTCAGCGATGATGTTTCATTTGACGAATAGTATGTTCAAATCGGTCATGCCAAACATGAATGATGTGATTAAACAGAATCCAGGACTTGTTCAAAACATGATGTCTGCAGTACAAAATACAGTACCAAAATCACAACAAGGTTCCGAACCTTCGAGTGATGGTAAACACGAAATGCAAGGTCCAGGGTTCGATATTTCTAGTCTCATGGGTAACATTATGATGCCACCAACACCACCAATGAACACAACAAGTATTCCAGCTCAAGAACCAGTTGTATTAGACGACGACGAAGATGACGATATTTCTGATATTGCCGAGGCACCAACACCAGGTGATGTCGAAGAAGGTGGCGACGGGGAATTGCGTGAAGTTAAAGTTACTCAGACCAAAGCTAAACGTGGTCGAAAGAAAAAATCAGTCGAAATTAATTTGTAAAATATAGTATATGATAGGGTATTGTCCATTAGACGAAGATCCTATTGAAAGGCCGAGACCTTCACGAGAAGTATCAGTCCCAGTCCAGGAGAAACGTAAAAATTCTACTGGTAGAGGAGAAGATACGGAGTGTAATTATGTTGTTTTGTTCTTTATTGCGGGTGTTATCGCCTTAGCAATCATGGACACGCTCCCATCACGAAAGTAAGTAAACAAAACTTTCTACCATTCTGACATTTTCCAGAATGGTAAAAATAATTATTTTAGTTGTTCAGGAATGACGAATCCATCATCGTCAGTCCAGCTTGTATCGTACATGTGTTTATCTTTTCTTTCACCTATAACTAACCAACTAACGGTTGCGGTAGAAGATGTGTTTTGACATGATATTGTAAGTATGTTTCCAGATACGGAACCCTTCACTGCGTCCCAATCGGATTCGTTTGATGTAAAACATTGAACGTTTCTATTCAGTGCTTCAAATGTACCACTTGTCATTTTAGAAACAGTATCTAAGTTTATAGAAGCACTCCCGTTTTCTAGTTCAACTTTACCTCTATATATGAGATCAGCTTGTGGACCTTCTATGAAAGAGTGGTAAAGATTGTGTGTATTACTCATATTTGCAAGTGGGTGATCTATTTTGAAGGAACCACTACCTTTTGATAACGTACCTGTACAGTTTATATTACCAACAACATCTAATGGGTACGCCGGACTTGATGTTCCTATACCGACGTCCCCACTATAATATGTATCTATCACCTTATTAAATTTTAATTCACCAATTCTCAAGGAACCAGGTGCTGGACCTGAGCCACCACCAGTTCTTTCAACACATAGTCTAAAATATGAATACGCGACTGAGTTACTAAACGAGATAGTTGTATATTGTCCGTCGGTATACGTTTGTCCCGTAAAGCTATGTATTAAAGTCCACGTCGAACCATTCGTACTTCCCAAAATTTTACCCTCGGTTGGAGCGTTCGCACTTCTAAAATTCTGAGGTGCAATTTTTATTGAATCTATGGGTATACTCGTTGGAACCTGTAACTGTATCCACTGACCATCTACGGTTGTGCTCCCGTTATATGTTGTCGAAAAACTACCAGTATAAGTTCCAGTTGGAGACCCTGTATACGCAAATTCAGTATCCATCCACGATTCTGCCCCTATGACATTATTAAATGCGGTATATGCGGTACCCGAACTGGCCGATGCTACATATCCACCCGAACTCGCGGAAGTCATCGTAACAGTTGGATGTGATGCGACTGTAGCGTATGACCAAATTTTATTAGTCCAAGACATTGCACCACCACCACTCGATGTGAGTACTTGTCCACTCGTACCCGCGGCACCATTTGCATGTAAACCACCTGTTACATTTATATCACCCGTAACATCTAACGGATAAGATGGATTTGTATTTAATATACCAACATTACCCGAGGGTCTATAAATATCTGATCCCGATTGTGTCCACTGACTTGAAGCACCCACAAACGTTTGTGCGACCCCGTTAATCCTGAAACTACTACCAGTAGACATGTTAATATCCCCATTAACATCGAGTTTATAACCTGGACCTGTTGTTCCTATACCCACGTTCCCTGTGTCATATTTTATTACCATTTTAGAGTCATTTATATCTGCATTTACCGCATTATTAGTCGACTGGTCCAAACAAAAGTGTAAATTACAACGACTATAACTACCAGCACCGTCGGCTATTATAGCTGCTTTAAAACCAGAAGTTGAGTCTATATTATACGGTGTACCTAAAAGTAGTCTCGCGTTATTATGTTCGCTCATATTTGTTATGACTAAATCCGCATAACTACCATCATTTGAAGTCGAACCATCAACTACGGTCAATCTGTGTCCCGTACCTATATCATTATCCTCGCCTATTGTTGTATCACCACTCGAATCAATTCTAAATCTTTCGGTATTAGCTGTTGTAATTGTAAACGTATTGTTGGAATCTATCCCAAACGTTTGTGCGACCCCGTTAATCCTAAATCTACTACCAGAAGATATGTTAATATCACCTGCAACGTCTAATTCGTAAGCGGGTGTACTTATTCCTATACCGACATTACCACTGTTATAATAGGCGTATGTACCGTTCACTGTCCAAACGGATGAGCCGCCACCACCCCCACCACTTACCGTTGTCCATGACATCACACCCCCACCACTCGATGTGAGTACTTGTCCACTCGCCCCCGATGAACCATTTACATGTAAACCACCCGTTATTCTCATATTACCGGTAACATCTAAAGGGTACGCTGGAGATGATGTTCCTATACCGACGTTCGCATTATTATAATATATATCTGGATAAAGCGTGTAAATTCTAAATTCACCTATATATACACTGTAATAAGAGTTTACATTGTTCGCTTCTATATCTTCACAAACTAACCTAAAATAGGAATACGCGACTGAGTTACTAAACGAGATAGTTGTATACTGTCCTTCGGTATATGTTTGTCCCGTAAAACTATGTATTAAAGTCCATGTGGTTCCATCGTTACTTCCCAAAAGTTTACCAGATCTGGGAGACTGGTCGGTAACGGGAGAGTAAGGATATGAAATAGTAAAAGGTGCAATATCTATTTTATTTGTGATAAAACTTGCTGGAACCTGTATTTGTATCCATTCTCCCAATACACTAGAACTACCGTTGTATGTTGTCGATACACCATCAATATGAACACCAACACCACTCGAATTTCCCTGATATGACTGGCTAGTCACCCAACCGTCAGATCCTACTGTACCATTAAATGCACGCCATTCTTCGTAATTCCCAGACGCAGCCCAAATACTACTAGACGATGTTGTATACCCACCCGAACTTGATGAATTCATTGGTGTATTAGGGATTATATCATTAATTATCCAAGGACTAGCATAAAAACTTCCTCCATTTTGGTATATATTACCAGTGAAGTTTATATCACCTACGACGTCTAAATTGTAAGCGGGTAATACTGTTCCTATACCCAAATGATTATTTATAATTGTATCACCTCCAACTATCAATCTTTGTGTAGGTGGACCCCATTTATACATATCTTGAATTGTTGGTAGGTATTCGTCAATGTATCCCAAATCCATTCCTAAAGGATTTTTATAACCGTATGCTATCATACCAATATAACAATCTGTTATACTATCACCACTTACGTTTGATCCTATAGTAAATTTGGTAGTCCAATTTGTAGTAGAAGGTTGGGTACCCGTAGTAATAGTATTATATCTCTTTCCATTTATATACATAGCATTACCAGTACCATTATCATCATCGAAATCAATATATACATGGTACCACTTGTTCGTGTCAAAATACAGTACAGGTGTTGATTCTATTGTATGTGTACCGAAATTCATAATAATTCCTGTACTTGATAATTCGAGTTTCATACCATTGTTTGCTGTACTACTTGGTGTACCAATAGTTAGTAAGGTTTCATTTGATGTAAGAGACGATTGTGGTGTTGTTAATTTAAACCAAAACGATATTGTATGACCAGTACCACCAGAAGTATCATAATTATCATTAGTAGAATATGAAGATGAAGTATGCATATAAAACGCACATTCAGTTTCACTGTACCTGAAATCATTTGATATGGTACCATATGAA